CCTGCAGACAACGCCGTTTCTGCCTTTAAAACGGTTTGGCGGTACACGTCATCCATCAGTCTTAATGTTGATGTTTCCGCCGTCCGTTCCGACTTCTGAATATCCTCAATCAGCGTTTCGATGCGCGGCGCATTGACGCCAAAGAAATGATCTACCGTTGGCTGAGGGGCAACACCCAGTTCTGCAATCTCTTTGTCTACCTGCTTTTGCCCTTCAATGAACTGCTCCTGCATCAATGCTTTGGTTTCGGCATCAATCACAGGGGTATATTCGTTCAGTATGGCTTTATTTTGACGGCGGAATCGGTCAATGTGCTTGAGCTTTTCTGCCTGCCACGCGGGCCACTCAAAGCCCTCTGCTTTCTCCCAGTTGCGGTGCCGCTGTAAATTGCGTTTGAGCGAGGCAATCAGCTGAAGCTCAATCTCAACAAAGAATTGCGCTATGTCACGCAGCTTCACGGAAGATCATCCCCCAGTTCAGGCTCTTCCACAACAGCAATGCCTTTATCTCGCTTGATGCGCAGCACCTCCTCTGCTTTCCATTTTTCATCCTTGCTGTCACCCCACAGCTCATCTACCTGGGTTTCAATACTCATGGTGTTGGCTGCGGCTGCTTTATTCACCGTTTCCACCCGGCTGTCAAAATCGGGGGCACCGTATTCACCGAATGAAATAGACAGCTCGTACACACCCA